CTCCAGGTACACAAGTAAGTAAACCAGCATCCAATGTTCCTTACCAGATTTTCCAACAGATAGATAGAATAGAACGACAACTTCGTGTTGGTGGTTCTTATCCTACAACTGATGATTCACAGTCACCACTAGCGTTTGCTACTGGTAGAGGACTTGAAGAGTTAGGTGCATCTATGTCACTTATGATTAGAGAGTATCATACAGTAATGTCTGATGCTATAGAGATGATTGACTCTAAGAGATTAGAGTGGGATGCAAAGATGTATGGTGGTAAAGCTAAATCATTGTCTGGTTATATGGACAATACTTTCTATTCAGAAACATACGATCCAGGTAAAGACATTAGTTCTTATAAGACAAGAAGAGTCTATGGAGCTATGGCTGGTTATGATGAACCACAGAAGATAGTGACAGGGCTGCAACTACTTCAAGCAGGAATCATAGATAGACAGACACTACAAGAAAACCTAGATGGTTTAGATAACCTTGTTAGGGTAAACGATAGAATTACAAAAGAAAAAGCAGACAGTGTATTGTTTGATACATTGTTAGCACAAGCACAAAGTGGTGACCCTAAAGCAACTATGGCTGTTGTGCAGATAAGAAAGAATCCAGATGATATGCAAAATATCTTAGATAAGTTCTTTACAGCAGAAGAGCCAGAGATACCACAACCTGAACAAGAATTGCTTGGAGGAGGTGCCTTGCCACCACAAGGTCCTCCACCAGGCATAGCTCAACTACTTGGTGGAATCGGAGGATAATGTCTATAAATAAAAAATTTGAAGACATAGTAGATTTCTGTCTAGTTGATGTTGATGAGTTAGGTGATGACATAATTTTAGAAGAAGATGTATTTAAGCCACGAGGCAAAATGTACATTGATCAGCTACCTCCTTTAGTATTTCCATTTGGCTATATGGTTATAAGTTCAGCGTTTCAGTTTTTTGAAGAAGAAGAAGAGGATGAAGATGGCAAGATCACCGAGTAATAAAGGTATAAGTAAAAGAAACACTAATGTTCCACCAGCAGCTAGGAATTATTCTGATAACACACAAGCTGTGCGTAGAATACCTGGTGTTGATTATGGTGAACAAAAAGAATTAATTGAACAGCAACAGGCTGCACCTTTACCAAAAGATGGAACCCCACAGGCACAACCTTCTTTAAAAGGAAGTATGCCTAATGTAGATGTGTTTGGAGCAACCCAAAGACCAACAGAACCTGTAACAGCAGGATTAGATATCGGACCAGGAGTAGGACCAGCAATTCCCCAACAACAAGGTGTAAGTGATTTGTTATATCAAATGTATGCTCTTACAGGAGATACAGCCTTATTACAGTTGGTGGATTTTGACTGATGGTAATTAAAAACTTTGGATATGATGATGACATCTTTGATGATCAATTTCAAGAAACTTTTAAAACAAAAGCAGAAATATCACCTGTAGTTTCACAAGAGGAAGCTGAACGAGCAGCAAAGATTGCTAACAGTTATCCTAACTTACCTCCTAGTGTTATTGCAGCAGCAGCTCAATTAGGTTTAGGATTTGATGACAATAGGTTAGAAGAGATTGCAAAGAAAGCAGCAGTACAAAAAGAAAATGCTTTTAATAAAATAAAAAGATTTACTTCTGAAAATCCTTTAGCTAATCAAATAAAGAACAATAGGTTTTTTCAAGTGGCTTCTAGTCCAATAGATAACATTGTTAAACCTGTTACGAGAACAGCAGTCACAGGATTTGTAGATATTTACGAAGCTATATTCCCTGCTTTAGCTAGAGCTAATGAACTACAAGACCAAAATCCTGATATGGCTTTTGGAGATGCTTATAAACAAGCAGTCAAGGGAACACTAAGAACTCCTAAGATGTTGGAAGCCATACGATCTGGAGAACAATTTGATTTAGGTAGAGGTTGGTTAAAACTTTCTACTGATCCATCAGACACAAAAGAATATAAAAGATTAGTTTCTGCTGGTTACGACCCAATACAAGCAAGAGAGTATGTTTTAGAAAATGTATTAGGTAAACAGATAGATATAGAATCAAGAGAAACAGCAGAAAATATTGTACAGTTTCAAGGTGAACTAGGACAAGAGTTTAAAAATGCAGGATTAAATCCTTCTGTATCTCCAGGTAGAAAAGTATTTCAAGAACTTGGGTTATACGAGTTGTATGAACCAGGAACTAAACAAGCACAGTTTGGTTCAGGAGCATTAGATTTTGGTTTTCAACTACTATCTCCTGAAAACTGGGCAACAGCAGGTGTTGGTAAAATAAAAGATGCTAAAAAATTATTTCAAGTTGCAGAAAGACTTGATGATGCAGGTGTTATTACAAAAGGTATAAGAAGTACATTTCACGGACCTACCTTACAGCAATACCTTGCTGGTGGTAAAGGTAAAGAGTTTAAACAATTACTTTGGGAAAATGCTGATAATCCATTTGAATTTATGACTAGAACAAAACAATCAATTACAGATGCAACTTTGTTTGCTGATTTAAAAAAACTTAAATCAGAATCAGGTCTAACAAAATATGATAGACAAGCAGAAGGAATTATGGATGAGTTTTTATCTAGCAAAGTTGTACGAGAAGGTATGGATAAAGCAGAAGGGTTAGGATCAGCAAGGCTTATAGAAGCAACCAATATGTATGTACCAGAAGTTATTAGAGGTAATGGTTTGCAAAAAGCTATGAAACTATACTTTGCTCCTGCATTTGGTAGGTTAGTAGATGCTAATGACCCTGCTGATGCTTTACAAAACTTATATAGATTTACTTTACAATCTAAAGCATTTCTAAAACAATCTGAAGAAGGAACTGATTTAGCTAACAAACTGTTAAACAATGCTATTGATGCCTATGGAAAAGGTGGCGACATAGGAGCTAGTTTAAACAAAGTTGTATCTGATTGGTTAGAGGGTGATTTTAGAAAAGTTTTAATTGATTCAGGTGTAAAAGAATCTGTCGCAAAAGCAGCAACAAAAATAACTAGAGAGTTTTCTGATGATGCAAAGATTGCATCAGATATGAACAAAGGTCTATACGGAATGGATATGAATGGTAAAAACTTTCCTTTGACAGAAATTCTAAAAGGTGCAGGTGTTGATGATGTAACTAATCAAACAATAGGAAGAGCTTTATTTTCTACACAACTTAATAACACTGTGTATCTACCAGAATTAAATGATGTCATAAAAGCATCTAATCAAATGAGCAAAAATTTAAGAGGTAATATGACAAAACTTGTAGATGCCATTGGTGGAGAAAAATCAGAAGCATTTATAAGAACTTTAGATTTTTATAACTCTAGTGTTTTTAAACCTTTAGCTTTGTTAAAACCTGCTTGGACTGTAAAAGTGGTAGGTGAAGAACAACTACGACTTATATCAAGAGGATTAGTTTCTGCACCTCTAGCACCAATACAAGTTATAGCAAGAGTATTTGGGAGAAGCGTAGGAGTTAATGAAGGTGGAAAACTTAGAAAAGGTGTTGATCCATTAACACCTGGAGAAGCAGCAGGTGGAGATTGGGCTTCTGATTTAGCTTACCTAAACTCACAGACTGGTATTAACAATGTAAGAATAAATAGAAGAAAAGCAGTTAATCCTGGGCGTTGGGGTAAGTTTGATAAGACAGCTCCAGAATATAAACAAGCAGCAGTTCGTACTATTTATCAAATTATTAATGATGATGTCGCTGTCTTATTAGCTAAGGTAGATGCTAGTGACTTAACACCCTTACAAAAAGAACAAGAGTTTAGGAAACTTGCAGATAGATTAAAAAACAAAGATTTAAAAGAACGATTAGAAAAAGTAGTAGGACAAGAATCACATCCTTTTAACAAAGCCTTACAAGATGATGAAGTTGCTTTAGAGTATGTATATTATTTACGAGCAGCTTTGAATCAAACACTTGGTGGAAGAGTTATTGCAGATGAAGCCTCTAGTGCATTGAACTGGGTACAAGATATAGCTAACAAAGATTTACTTAATATGATTGCTAATGGTGGTAAATTTACAACAACTAATGGAAAGAAAATGGGTTTCCTTGATGGAGCAGCAATAGCTAGATCTAAAGCAAAAGCAGATAAAGTTAAAAAGAAAATGGGTGATAAAGAGTTTGAACAATTAGCTGATGATTATATAGGTGGAAAAATTACAGAAGAAGATTTAGCAGTCATAGCTCCTTTATTTAAAGAAGCACAAGATGATATTGTAAATGGATTTTTTAATACTTACATAGAAGATATGCCTGAATTAGTTAGAGGTTATGTTGATCCAAATTTTAAATTAGAAGGAGTTATTGATAAAACAATTAATGGTATGTTTACAACTTTAATGACACTTCCAACTAATAAACTTTCTCGTTCACCTGCTTTTAGAAGATTATATTGGAAACGAGTATCAGAAACAATAGAGTTTTTAGGTAAAGATGCAAGAGATGAAATGGTAGGAATTGCTAATACTGCTCTTAGTGAGTTTACAAAGTACGACCCAAAACTTGCAGGGTATCTTAAAAAAATAAACAATGCTAAGTTCTCTGGACCTGCTGAAGCAATTACTGATGTAAAACTATACGACAAGATGATTGCATCAGATGCTTTGACACAGACAAAAAAACTTCTTTATGATATATCAGAGAGAACTGTTGTAGGAGATTCACTTAGATTTGCTTTCCCATTTTTAGAGGCTTACCTTGAAATCTTTAAAACTTGGTCAGATATTACAAACAAAGCTGGTGGTAAAAACTTAGTTAACCTTAACAAGTTAGTACAAAGTGGTAGTGAACCAAACCCATTAGCTGATCCTTCAGGACAAAGAGGATTCTTCTACACTAACCCTGTTAACGGAGAAGAAGTATTTGGTTATCCAGGTACTGGTTTAGTACAAAAATGGATGTTTCCAGAATTTGAAGGAACAGGAGTAGAAGCAGAGTTTCCTGTGTATGTATCATCCCTTAACTTAGTAGCAGATATTATGCCTGGTGTAGGTCCAATTATAAGAGTACCTGCTAGTTATTTAAGAAAACAATTTCCAGCAGAAGGTAAATACAATAAATTAATATTTGGTGACTTCACACCTCCTAGTGGTTTCTTAAACAATGCTGTACCTTTCCCTGCTTGGTTGAAGAAATTTTATCAAGCATATAAACAAGGTGGAACAGGTAGTGCAGATTTAAACAGAATGTTTAACAATACTGTCATAGATACTTACAAAGCATTAATTTATGCTGGTGCTATTGATGATTCAACACCTGAAGGTGCAGATAAAGGTTTGCAACTAGCTACAGATTATGCACAAAGGATATTTATGATTAGAGGTGCATCACAACTTATAGGTCCAGCTGGTGCAGCTTCTCCTATATGGTCAGTAACAGACAAGTCAGGCAATGCTTTTTTTGTAGAAGCACTTGCAGATACATACAGAGATTACAAGTCTGCTGCACAAGGTGATGACTATGAAGCAACACAGAGATTTATTCAAGAGTTTGGACTTGATCCAACAGCTATGTTAACTTCTAAATCCAGATCAGTAGTTGCAAGACCAGCTACAGTGTTTAGTGCAGATTGGGCTAGAGAAAATAAAGACTTGTATGAAGATTTTAATACTACTGCTTTTTACCTAACTCCAACAGATGTTGATAATGAATTTAGTTATGATGCTTACCTTAATGCTTTATCTGATGGAACATTGGCACCAAGAACACCTGAACAATGGGTGTTAGCAAAGAACAGGTTGTTAGGTTCTATTGCTTATGAAAACTTTTTAAGGAATACAAAGATAGGTGATTCAACACTTATGAATACAAATGTTAAAACTGCACAGTTACTTAAATGGATGAAGCAGTCACAACTTATGGAACAATATTGGGGATATGGACAAGATGCAGGATTTGAAGTTGACAAACCTGATACAGACTTTTTGTTAAGAGAAATGGGTGGACAAACATACTTACCAGATCGTTCATCTAATTTTGTCACTGGTTGGATAAACGAAGATTACACACCTATAGAGAAATTGAAAGCTAATAATG